TAGCACAGAGGAAGAAGCCTTAGTAAGAGCTGATGAAATAGGTTGTGAAGGTGTACATACTATGACTGAAGGTGGTGATGTAATTTATATGCCATGTAGTACACATAGCGAATATATAGATCAGGTGGGTTTAGAAGAAGGAGAAAATATGGACGAATACAAAAGGCTGGAGCTAAAGTCCATTGATGATGATCATTTTGTTGTCGGTGGATGGGGTGTAGTTTTTGGAGGTACAGATGTCGAAGGCGATACGTTCACAAAAGACACCGACTTTATGTTAGATGTTGTGCCTGAGCCAGCAGTATTATATGATCATGCTCAAGAACTAAAATCAGTAATTGGCAAAGTTGTTGAGATCAAAAAACATGATGCTGGTTTGTGGATGGAAGCACAAGTCAAAAGGTCTGCAGAATATGCAGAACAAATACTTGAGCTGGTCAAGCAGGGTAGGCTAGGTTATAGCACAGGATCAGTGGCTCACTTGGTGGAGCGACTGAAAGGCAATATTAAACGCTGGGCTATATATGAGTTGTCCCTAACACCAACACCAGCAGAACCACGCACTTTAGGTGTTGAATATCTAAAGGCTTTAGGAATAGTAATGAATGCTGAAACAGACACAGACGCAGACTTGACAAAGGCTAACGAGCTAAAGGGTGAACTACCAGAGAGCGCAATAGCAGATCAGTCTGAAGCTGTAGAAGATAAAGCAATTACAAAAGAAATTAAAAAGGAGAATACAATGAGTGACGAAGTAATCAAAGATGCAGTCGAAGAGGCTGCAGAAGTACCAGCCGAAGCTCCAGCAATAGACGTTGAAGCTATCAAGGCTGAACTAAATAATAGTGTTCAGGATGCAGTAAAGAACGCTTTAGATGTAGAAGTACAAGAGCGGGGCGGCATCTTGACCGAATCACCAGCAGTAAAGAAAATAACAAAGATGGGTGGCGACCATGACGGTGGCGACTCATTCATGCACTGGATCAAAACAGGTTCAGACAATAGTTACACAAAAGCAGCCCTTCAAGAAGGAACGGCAGCAGAGGGCGGAGTACTCGTCCCGGAAGGCTTACATGAGTCCATCATAGCCAAACGTGATGACTTGTCTGTAGCACGCGCAGCAGGCGCAATGGTTGTACAAACTTCTGTTGATGCCGTACAAATACCATCAGAGAACGCAACAGGTGGCTTCGCCCTGACTGCGGAAGAAGGATCAGCCAACCAGTCCGAGCCAACCTTCACTAGCAATAGTGTGTCAGTGTACAAGTTCACAAATCTCACTAAGGTGAGTGATGAGCTGTTGGCTGACGAAAAGGCAGGGCTAGAAAGTTTTCTTGGCGACATGTGGGCTAGATCAGCTGCTGACATCGAGAACGACATGTTCTTGACTGGCTCAGGAAGTGGACAACCACAAGGCGCAATCGCAGGCGGTACAGCCGGTTTGACTTTGGATAGTGGCACAACCATCGCAGCATCCGAAGTTCCAGAGCTGTACTTCAAACTTCCAGGCGCATACGCTCAGGAAGGCGATTCAGTAGCTTGGGCAATGAACCACGCCACATTAGGCGTTATACGAGGATTGACAGGCGATAACTTCATGTTCGTCCCAACCCCTCAAGGTTCAGGCGCACGCGGACCGGGACAAATGCTTTATGGCGCACCAGCTTACACCTCCAGCCACATTCTTTCTATGGCTGCTGGTCGTGACGTTGTCATAATCGGTAACTGGAAATACTACGGCATTGTTGAACGTAACGAGATCGTCATCTCGCGTAACCCCTACCTGTACCAAGCCAACGGTCAAGTCGGCTTTTTCGTCAACATTCGTTTTGGCGGGGCAGTCTTGCAGTCCGAAGCTTTCCAGTACGCTACAAACGCTGGATAGTAGAGTTAGTATCAAATAGCCATATAAACGGCTAAGACAGGCGTTTATGGCGCAAATAAGCACAATCTGAGTGGGTGGGGTTAGGTCAACCAAGTGTTATGCCTAAGTATAGAACCCCACCCATCAAGATGGAGGAAAATATGGCAAATATAAAAATAAAAGCTTTATGTAGTTTTGGTGGGAATGATGCTGGCAGGAATGGCAAACTAGTTTCGATGGGCAAAGATGATGTGCAGGAAGTTAGTAAAGACTTTGCCAAAGATGTTATTGAGGCTGGCTATGCTATCGAGTACAAAAAGAAGAAGGCTAAGGTAAAACATGGCGCTGACAACGACAGCTAAAGTCAAGACCTATTTGGGCATTAGCTCAAGCGGTGATGATACTTTAATCGGTGATTTGCTTGAAAGTGCGCAAGGCATTATCGAGCAATATACCGGCAGGGTATTTGATGTCGCGGCTGATGCAACAAAAAAGTTCGATGCTGATCTTGACGTAAGAGGTCGTATGTTGTATTTCAGTGATGGGCTTGAAATAGCTGCTGCACCGACAAGCGTGACCAATGGTGACGGTAGCACATTGACAGCTAATACTGATTATGTTTATATGCCGCGTAATAGATTCCCAGCTTTTGGGCTGGAGTTATTGCCAAGCTCTAGTGCTTATTGGCAAGGAACTTCTAGCGGCAATGATGCAAACGCAATAAGTATTGTTGCTAAATGGGGATACTCAGTTAGCGGATCAGTGCCTGCAGATATAGAACAAGCATGTATCCGGCTAACAGCATTCTTATATAGGCAAAGAGATACTAATAGTGATGGAGATCGTCCGCTAATAATTGATGGGGTTACTATTCTACCATCTGCAATTCCGCAAGATGTCACTAGAATATTATCACCTTATATTATGAGGGCTTACTAATGGCTTCAAATCTACGCGCAATAACTGATGCAATAACTAATCTTTCGGTATCGTTTACCAACGAAGCAGGTAGCTCAGTTACCCCTACAGCTAAGGACATCAACCAGATACCAGTTAGCATGGGTGCGGCTGATTTACCAGTAAGGTTATTGGGCGTAACCACTGAAGGTGGAAATACCGATACTATGGTTTTTGATGCGGTTTCTACTAATGTCGAATTTACTCATACAGTTACTGAGTTAGCTTTGATTGAGAGTGTAGGTTTGAGCCGTAAGATGGACGAACTGCCAGATCAGCAAAGATATTCGGATGCAATCTTGGGAGCTTTACAAGATAACAGAGGAATATATACAAATTGCGATATAACAGATGCAACAACTACACGAACGATAGTAGAGTTTCCCGGCGGTAGTGATGAATTTTACTATGGTGTAATTACGATCATAACAGTCAGAGAGCTGAGTAGCTAGGAGGAATATATGAGTGAATACATACTAAAACGCAACCTCATTCGCGAAAATGGGGAAGTAATCAAAGTGGGAGAGCCTTTACCCAGCGATATAGATGATGAAGTAATCAAGATTTATATTGAAAAAGGCATAATCAGAAAAAAGCGGTCTTATAACAAAGCCGCACCTAAACCAGAAGGAGAATAAAAGATGGCTGTATATACAGGCAAGAATTTAGTAGTAATGCTTGACTCACAGGCTTTCAGCCATGTGAGAAGTGCAAGTCTTAATCATGCTATTGATCTCGTAGAGATTACAGCAGCAGCAGGCACAGTGAAACAATATGCTTCAACAGTCAAAGACTTTAGCGGCACGATCGAAGTGCTACATGACGATTCAACCGAGTTGTTCGACAGTGAGATACTTCCGGGCACAACTGGAGAAATAAAGATCAGACCAGAAGGTACCGGAAGCGGTGCTGTACAAATTAGCGGAAACGTTATCATCTCCAGTGTAGAGTTCGGAGTGCCTTATGATTCCGTTGTAGCGGTAAGCGTAGGCTTCCAGGGAACTGGAGACCTAACGACCGGCACGCAGTAAGATAATAGAATATACCTATATGCCCTATAAATTGCTAAAACGGCTGTTTTTAGGGCAAATAGGCACTATGTAAACAAGGAGCGATATAATGCCAACATTTTCTAATACTAAACTAGATATAGATGTAGATATAGTGAAACTTAAAATGATTCATGCCGTAAAGTACTGGGAAAAGTTGGATCAATATAAAGATGCTTCTGGACCGGCTCAATGGAACGGAGTATTACAAGCCGCAAAAAGTGCAGGTTGGTTTATGGACGAATCGCTTGATCCGATGGACTTGACACCTGCGCAGGCTAGATGGTTGGCTGAGGAAATAGCAGCACACTTGTTAGAGCAGTCAACCATTAGCGACCCGGAAGTTTAATGCTGGCTTGTGCCTCTGCAGCAGAGGGAGGCGCAATGCCAGCCGTTCTTGAATTGGCTTTGATGTGCGACCAATGGAAGGCTTTACCAGAAGCAGGAGGTATATTAGAGCAACCAGTTGGGTTATTACAAAAGATGTCGTTTTGTTTGAACGCATATAGTGCAGTGTTATCAGAAAAAAACAGGGGCAGTATGTCGCTAACTGATTGGAGCAACAACAACCCCGCAGCGTGGAGATTATATTCACGCATTGAAAAATTAAGAAGG